ATTTAAACTCATCTATATTATCCCATAAATTAAACTCCATGTTAATATTTCTAAACCATTTAGAAATATTAAAAGTTCCCGGTATTAATGAGCCATATTTTAAATGTGGACTATTAGAGAAATAAGGTGATGTTAAAGTCATTTGCACATCTTCTTCACAGAAGAAGACGTAAGAAGAGGACAGTTGAAACATCATATTATTTTTAAAATTAATCATGTGTGGAAAAGTAACGTTTAAAAAATTTTTAGAAATAGGTGTAAACTCACTATCTTTTATTTTGTAGTGACAATTCATAGGGGATTTTAATACAGCTATTCGAGAGGATAAATTTTTCACCGCCGGACAGTAAAAAATATTAGATTTTTTTTCAAGGTCTTTAGACATTCTTTTCTTTAAATCATTTCCTAAAATTGTAGGGTCTTTATATAAAATACTCCAATCGTGATGTAAGTCCATGTCAGCGGGGGCCCAATATATAGTTGTTTTCATTGTATTCTTTCTTTATATCGTATATAGAGCATAAAAAAGAACCTTTCAACACAAAAATAATAAGTTATAATGGGATTCTTATGCTACAAAAATTAGGATTTGCACCAGGATTTAATAAACAAGTGTCAGAAACCGGAGCCGAAGGACAATGGTTTGGTGGAGATAATGTTAGATTTAGATATGGAACACCTGAAAAAATAGGTGGCTGGGATCAGTTGGGTGCGGACAAATTAACTGGAGCTGGTAGAGCTTTACATCATTTTGACAATAATTCAGGTATTAAATACGCTGCTATAGGCACTAATAGTATTCTATATATTTATTCAGGGGGTACGTATTATGACATTACTCCTTTAAGAACATCTATTAGTGGTTGTAATTTTTCAACAGTAAACGGCCAACCCACAGTTACAATTACTTTTCCTTCTCCACATGGAATGGTTGCAGATGATATAGTTTTGTTAGAAGATGTAACTACTTTAACCGGATCTAGTTTTCAAACAACAGATTTTGAAGGTAATAAATTTATGGCAGCCACAATTCCTAGCGCTACCTCTATCACTATAACTATGGCATCAAATGAAACTTCTGCAACTACGAATAATGTTGGAAGTTGTAAAGCAAGCCCATATTATAACATAGGTCCTGAGCAACAGTTAGGAGGTTTTGGTTGGGGTACGGCAAATTATGGTGGGACTGCAAGCGGTCCTGCAACGACGACTCTGGCAACAGCTTTAACCGATACAATAACAACAGATATTGTTCTTACAAGTTCTGCTGCGTTTCCTCCTTCTGGAGAAATAAGAATAGGAACAGAAGATATTAGTTACACAAACAATGACACGGGAACAGGGATCTTAAGTGGGGGAGCTAGAGGTGTTAACGGAACAACTAAATCAACTCATACTGCAGGTGTTACTGTTACCAACATATCTGAATTTGTAGCATGGGGTGAGTCTTCTTCTGATGATGTAACTCTTGATCCAGGTCTTTGGGTTTTAGATAATTTTGGTACAAAATTAATTGCATTAATTTACAATGGACCTTGTTTTGAATGGGACTCGTCTCCTACTAACGCTACATCAACAAGAGCAACTATAATAGCTAATGCACCAACCGCATCAAGACATGTTTTAGTTTCTACACCAGACAGGCATTTAGTATTTTTTGGAACCGAAACTACAGTAGGAGATCCAAGCACTCAAGATGATATGTTTATAAGATTTTCGGATCAAGAATCTATTGATCAAACAAATTCGTACACTGTTACAGCGGACAATACAGCAGGTACACAAAGATTAGCAGCAGGTTCTAAAATTATAGGTGCTATTAAAGGTAGGGACGCTATTTATGTATGGACAGATACATCATTATTTTTAATGAGATTTGTAGGACAACCTTTTACTTTTTCTTTTGAACAAGCCGGAACTAACTGCGGACTAATTGGTAAGAATGCTTGTGTTGAAGTTAATGGAGCCGCTTATTGGATGTCTGAAAATGGTTTCTTTACATACGATGGTCAATTAAAATCAATGCCTTGTTTGGTTGAAGACTATGTCTACGACGATATTAATACAACTTCAAGAGATCTAATTAACTGTGGATTAAATAATTTGTTTACAGAAGTTAATTGGTTTTATTGTTCTAATGGATCTAATGTAGTTGATCGAGTTGTTACATATAATTATTTAGAGTCTAGTAGAGAAAGATCTATATGGACAACAGGGTCTTTAGCTAGAACAGCTTGGGCAGATTCGGCTGTATTTGATAAACCTCATGCATGTTATTATAGGAATGATGATAATGCATCTTACGATGTGGTAGGTAACACAAACGGAACTACAATATACTATGAACAGGAAACAGGGACTGATCAAGTAAATGCAGGAGGGGTCGTTACCGCTGTTCTTGCAAACATAGAATCAGGTGATTTTGATATTACACAAAAAAGAAGCACTACAGGAGCTGTTGTAGGTATGCCTGATCTTAGAGGAGACGGAGAATACATTGCAAAAATTAGAAGGTTTATACCTGATTTTATCCAACAGACCGGTGCAACTAGAATATCTTTTGTGACTAAAGATTATCCAAATAGTAGTGAAACTACTACAAATTTTGATATAACTAGTGCTACAAAAAAACAAGATGTTAGAATACGTGCGCGTGCAATCGCTTTTAAAGTACAAAATATAGCGGCATCGCAAGATTGGAAAGTGGGAACTTTTAGATTAGATATTCAACCAGATGGGAGAAGAGGATAATGGCTACAGACCAAGAGATACGAGACAGAGGTTTTAAATATGTCCCACAACAAAAATATTTACAAAATCCTTTTGAGTTACCTGAAGATCAAGAACCAGTAGTTGACCAAGGTATCGTTGCAACTAATGCTTTTACTGGCAGTGGCGGTTTTGATCCGTACAATGCTGACATGAGTCAGATAAGAACTGACTTTAGACCTGACTACGATTTTAGAAGATATTCAGAATATGGAGCTAATCCAAGTACAATGGATATAAAACAAATGGACATGAATCAAAATTATTTTAATAAACCAACTCCTTCAGGAATACAACAAGCAATGTTAACTGCAGCAGGTTTCATACCAGGTGTAGGCACAGCAATAAAAGGTGCACAATTTTTAGGTAATGCTTTAAAAGGTGTAATGCCTGTAAACCAAAGAGCGATTATGGAAAACCAAGCAAGGGGTGCTGGTATATTTACAGATAACATAGGCAGAATTGTTACCGATGATTATAATACTGCTGGTGGTATTATGGCAGGATACAATCTTAATAAAATAGATGCAGATTCATTTCAAAAACGAAGAGATACAATTAATGAAAAAATGAGCGATAGAATAAATCCTGAAACTGGGAAAACATTTAAACAAGAAAGATTAGATTTATTAGATGAAGCAGAAGAAGACATATTAGGTGCAAAGAAAAAAACAACACAAATTTATAAAATGAGAAAAGATAAAAAAACAAAAGATGATACTACTGGTACTGATACTACTGATACTACTACGTACATTCCTGATGGAACCCCTGGTGGTGGAGCTGGACAAGGTATAGATATAAGTGGTGCAGGTACTATACGTAGTAGCGATAATGAGTTTGTAGGTGATTCGGGACCGACTACTAAACAAGAACAAGAATATGGTTATTCAACGGATTTTGGTTTTTCTGACGGCGGTCGTGTTGCTTTTCGAGGTGGCGGAATGGATGCAGGTGCAGGATCAGATTTTGGTGAAGAAAATTTTGGTACAACAACTACCACTACCACTACCAATAATAACAATAATAATAATAATAACGACAACAACCAAGTAATTAATAACCCGGTAGATATTTCAACTGTAACAAAATCAGTAGGCGACTATGAAATTCCATATGGTCTTGAAGCATTGATAGCAGACAAGGGAAAACTTCAAGCTGTTTTAAATGCTGACAATATATTAAATAAAAATTTAGGTTTAGATTTTACATACGATCAAGGTCCTTATCAAGTAGGTTTTAATGCAGACATGGAAGGCAATAAAAATTTAGGTTTAAGTTATAATAAAGGTAACTTAAGCGCTTATGCTAACACTGATTTTAATGACCCTATGTTTGGTGTTAAATATAGCAGAGCGTTTGCATATGGAGGACTAGCAAGTATATTATAATGGCAAAAATTGTACAATCATTAACTAGAGCAAGTAAGGAATACGAACAAGCTACTTTTCAGTCGCTGGTAAGAGACCTTGACGGAGTTATAAATAAATTAAACACTACATTTCAAGAAGAAATTAAACAGGAGATAGAAGCTAGAAGTTTCTTCTTAGAATAATGGCAGTAGTAAATCAATATAAATTTAAAGGTATAGATAATGATACAACAGGTAATGCACTTATACCTTTAGGCACAGGTAACCCTTTAGTAAATGAAACTTATGTTATTAAATCTATACTTGTTACATCTGCCGGTACACCTTCCGTGACTGTTACAAACAATAGTATTACAGCTATAAAATCAGCACAGTTGACAGCTAATACGACTAAAGAACTATTGACTCAACCTCTAATAGTAGAAGGTGGTAAATCTTTTACAGTACAATCTAGCACAACAGATTCGTTTGATGTAGCTCTTAGTTATTTAAACATTAAAAAAGAAAAGGTAGACTAATGAAAATATATAACGCTAAAGTAGAAGAAACTTACAGACACAAGGAAACAGGCGAAGTTTTTAAGGAAAGAAAAGACTGGGAATCTAAAGGTTATAAGGCAGAAGAGATGGCACAAGATGTAAATGTCATCATGCCTCCTCTTGATTTATTTAGTAAAACCAAGTAAACATAGGAATTAAGGTAAATTTATGGCTATATCTAGAATGCAAGAACCCCAACAAATACAATCAGGAATAGGTTCCTTACAGGACCCTAGACAAAAGTATTTCTTAGGTAAACTTGTAAAGAAAGCTGGCCGTGCTGTAAAGAAAGTTATTAAAAGTCCTTTAGGTAAGATGGCTTTAATAGGTGGTCTTGGTTATGGATTAGGTGGTGGTTCTATATTTGGTAAATCTTTACCTTTTTTAAAAAAAGCTGGTGGTTTTAGTTTAAAAAATTTAGGAGCTAATTTAGGTGTAGGTTCTCTTAAAGGCAGTAAATTTGCATTCGATGGACCATTATCTGGTTTATTTTCTAAAAATGGCGAATTTAGTTTAGGTAGAACAGCTATGACTGGCCTAGGCGCTACAGCTCTTGCAGCTCCATTCTTAATGGGTGGCGGTGATGATGAAGAAGAAGAAACAAATGTTATGGATCCAAGAGCAGTGGTACAAAGTGCAAAAAACTATTACAGTGGTGCAGGTGATGCAGGTGCTGGTTTAGATTTTATGCCACAGAAAAAATATGTAATGCAAAATTTTTACGCAGCTAACGGTGGTCGTGCAGGTTATGCTGATGGCATGATGGTTGAAGAAGATGATGAAGAAGAATTTTTAAGATCGGGTGCGGGTCAAAGAAGAAGAATGCCTCAAACATTTTTAAACATGGGTGGTGATGCAGGAGAAGCACAAGCTGAACAAATGCTTATGATGGAATACGTTAAGTACAAAAACAAAGGTGGTAATTTATCTTTTGAACAATTTGTACAAGCAGTCATGCAAGCATCACAACAACCAGAAGGTGCAGGCATGGAACAACCTATGGCTATGGCAGCTGATGGTGGGTTAATGACTCAGGTACCAGGGTACGGGAAAGAACCTGGCACAAATCAATTTGACTATCCTAGTGGTGGCGACGAAGTTAGAGTTGGCAAACAAGAAGGTGGCATCATGGAAGCTGAAGCATCAGAAATGATTGACATGGGTGGCATGGAAAAAGATTATAGAAACGAAGGTGGTTTTGTAGCAATGGGTGGCAAAGAAAGAGCTGACGATGTGCCTGCTAGACTATCTAAAAATGAGTTTGTATTTACAGCAGATGCTGTTAGAAATGCAGGAGGCGGCGATATAGATAAAGGCGCTGAAGTAATGGAAAATTTAATGAGTAATTTAGAGCAGGGCGGTG